GTACCAATGATATTGTAGCAGAGATCGAACAAGTAATCCTCGAACAACTCTGTAGTCAGCTTTGTATAGTAACGTACGTTAGCTGGAGCAATCTGCTCGAACAAACCTGCAGAGATTGGAACGAAACGACCATTAGTACCCTTCAAATTGTAAGTACCATCTGCATTACGGTTAGAGTGAGCGAACAGCAACTGCTTCTCCTCTCTCTTCTTCCACTCACGAAGAGCCTTCCAATACTGGTAGTCAGACCACAAATAAGACTTCTTACCTGTCTCAGGATCAGTCAAAGCGATAGCCAATACTGTAGAGTAAGCATCACCAGTGATATCGTAAGTAAGACGCATAGTCATCAAGCTATTACGCATCTTAAATGGAGTCTGATAGTTGATGATATCTGCCTCATCACTGTACTCCTCGTACGCAGAACCGATACGGTCTACCTGACGGCCTGGAAGCAAATACTCGCAAGGAATATAAGAACCCTGGAAGCCTTCTGCTACATAGCACTCATATACCCATGTGCTACCATCCTGGTATGGAGTACCATTTACACGTACCTGGAAGTTTACGTTGTCAAATGCAAGAATTGCACCTGGACCGAACCACTTCTCTTCAAGACCAAGATAAATAGGAGTATTGTTAATACCTGGAGTCAAACCTTCTGTAATTGACTTAGGAGTAATCTCCTTGCCATTCCACTTAGCATAGCGGATATTAACAGCGTGATCAGCATCAATCATTACAGACCACTCATATTCTCTGTTTTCGATAGTCATGGTTGAACCAAGACCACCAGTTAACAAGTCGATGGTAGTTGAAATACCATCATCCTTTGTACCAAAAACCAATGACAACAAGCCTGCTACTTCATGAGGCTTTGTAAGCATTGCGTTAGCAATCATGTTTTCGTCTACCAAGTCAGCAAAACGCTTACCACGGTAGAGCTGAAGATTATTTAATAAAGAACTTGAATTATTCATAATATGTTAATTGTCTCATCATAGGTATTTTGACGCGAGATCCCATGCCTGAGGTTGTTTTTCATGCCCAACATTGTATGATGTATGATTTTTTGTTTGGTGTTTGAGCATTTGTCTAAGTTTACTCGCAGCAGATGTCTGACCATTGCGCTGTGCTTCGCCCAGTAGAGCATCACCCTTCATTGTGAAGTAGGCTGATTCTATCAAATTGTTAACAAGGTTATTATTAAAAGCCTTCTGATACTCTGTTAAACCGTCTGCATCAGTTCTTGTGATATAATCGAACAACGCTTTTCTATCCTCCTTTGGAATATTGATACCTCTAATATTTGTAAGACTATTAATACTAGAAGTAAGATCGTTCATGAACTGTGCAGCTTGCTGCTCTTGTTCCTGTCTTTGAGCTTCCTGTTGCTGAGCCATATACTCTTGCTGTTGCTATTCGTACGCCTTAAGATAATTTACAGCATCAGCTGCTTCATCTTCCAGCATGTCAGCATCTTCATAGCGCTCAATCTTGCGACTAATCTGTTCGTCGTTCATTCCCTATAATTTATAGAACTCGCGAACAGCTGCTTTCTGATTAGATTCGTCCTCCAAATCTATGTTATCGTAAGACATAGATTTCTGTTGTGTCTGATAGAAGTCTTCAAATTTACCACCATTCTTTACGTACTGATCAAGTCTAGCAATACGATCATCGGCGTACTATGGGGTTGAATTCTCATCTACGACATCTTTGATATACTCTACGAGGTCCTCGACTGACTTAGGTTTCTCGTCTGCATCAACACTCCAACCATTAGCTTCAGCGAATGCGTCAAAGAAAGCACCAATCTATTCTGCTTCTCCAGGATCTACGACGTCAGTGTCAGTCTGCTGATCATTATCATCATTGTCGTTATCCTATTCGTTGTCAACTGTAGTTGAGTCGGACGTATTATTATTTAAAATATTATCTGGGACCTCTGTATCATCATCATGAGCGTTAGGATCACCAGTTACATTCTTATTATCTTTATTATCCTCAGAAGACTTATCGTCATCTGGATTGTCTAAATTATCAATATCATCATTAGGGTCATCTAACACCTGATTAACAACATCCTGGTTATCGATGTCTGTAACGCTGTCGCCACCTTCCTGGCCACCGAACCCGAGAGAGCTCAAAGCGTCTTCAAAATCACCTAATGGATTTTTCTTCTTTCTTGCCATAATTTAAATTATAACTAAGTTAATATTTTTAATTGTTGTACGCTACACGGGAGTCGAACCCGTGTAATGTTATTATTTATTCCACTTTGATGCATTACGCGCAAAGTCGGCTTTCTTTCTCATAGCCGCACTATACTTACTTGGATTTCTTAAGACCCTATTAGCAAAGTCCTGAACACTCATACCGTGCTACTTAGCAGCTTTAGTAAATGTACCGCGCTTAGATTTCTTTATATGAATATCTTTACCGGAATTATGAAATTGCAAAAGCTATGGATACATTTTATTTTCTAATGGTGTAGGTGTTCTTCCAAGGCCAATATTTATTTTGTGATCCTAAATATGGAACGGAAGATCATATTGTATGTCAAATGGTTCTGCACCAATATATTTACCAACCTCTAAATTATACGGTTCTCCTGTTTCTTTGTAATAAAGCATTCCATCTTTAACTTCTAAAGGAGCACCTGTTTCTGATTTGATGCCCTTACCGTCTCCAAACTTAGGAAGCTTAAGTTTCTTTCTAAGCTACTTCATAGCTACCTACTAATCTGCTTTAGCCTACGCTTTTCTTCTACGTTTGATCTTACGAAAGAGCTTATGACGCTGATAGTCATTCTTCTTCTACATCTTTCGCTTAGGACTTTCCATCTGTGTCATAATTACATCAATTTAAGATTGTTACCTCTTCTCCACCAGAACTTCTAGCCATAAGAGTCTTTGCCAAAGTTATTAGATGGAAGCAAGTTTAGTATATTCGGAAGTGAAGGCTATGTTATACTATCGTACATCTACTGTTTATACTTATTAAGATCACGCTATTGCTGAGCCTTTATTTCTTCCTAAGTTGGACCAAGTAGAGTTGTAGGAACATCTGCTCTAATAGTACCAGGCTATCTTGTAGATGGCGAATTGATAATTATAGGACTAGCATTCTTTGTGTCTTCATAATCCTACACAAGATCACCAAACTTAACATTATAGTTGTAAGCGTCTTTATGATTAATTCTGTGATAGTGGGCCGCCTTTACCAAGCTGTCCATTCCTCGAAGGTTTCTAGAATAATTCTCGAGAGAATCTGTGTAATACCCCTTCTGTTTGAGAGCCCTAGCATAATCCTATGTAGATTTAGCTCTAAGCGCTGCTCCGTATCGTGTATGCATAAGCCTTACATAATCCTTAACGAAATCCGCATCGCTCTTATATGTATTGTAAGTCTTACCATTCCAGCCTACTCCACCATAATTGTGTTGTCTTCTAGCAACTCTAGATCTACCATAATTAGATTCGTATGCAAGCTAACGCATTACATTGTAAAACGCAGCATCACCATAACCATATCTGTTCAGCTATTGTCCTACAAGAGGGCCCATTCTGTTAACAAAAGTATTAATAGAATCATCTTTTCCACCTTTATATTTATGAAGTATAGGATGCTCTTCATTTAATGGAGTGTCAAAAGGTAATGGCTTAATAATGTCTTCAGCTATATTAACATCCTTTCCTTCATCATAAGCATTAAGTATAGACTATACATTCTGATCCATCTACAGATACTCTTCTGGACTAAGTTCCTCAGCCTGGGTGTTTCCACCCAAGTTGATTCCTCTAATATCCTTCCAGTAATCAGCGCCATTCTTCCACGCCTCATACTTCTACTAAAATGTCTTGTTGTCAAACTTCATTACTTCTCGCCAGATGTTTTATTCTTAAGGGCCGTGCGAGCCTTAAGTTTCTCGCGTTCATAAGCAGCATCATCCTTAGCCTTCTGCAGCTCTGTCTCATGCTTCATCTTATCCTTCTCAAGCTAAATCTTCTGATCTTCTATCTCACGCTTCTGCTTAGCTTCATAACGCTTATTATAAGCCTCTTGATTAATCTTTTGCTGCTCGATAGCCTGTTTACCAATTTCTACTGGATCTGGGATTCCATTTTGATCCTGATCTAATTCCTCGGTTCCACGATAAGCATTAATCTGTGCTACAGCTATCTTAGTCTGATTATCTTGATCAATCTGATATCTCTGAAGATCCATCTGAGCTTCCTGTAACATAAGCTCTTGCTGCTTAGCTTCATTCTGCATCTGCTGTAACTGCTGTTGCTGCTGAGCTTCTGCCTCCTGCTGCTGTTGCTGTATCTGCTCCTGTCTAGTCTACATATCCTTAAGCTTCTGCTTAATAATATTGAAGTTATCGTTTGTAAGAATCTCTGCTGCTTCAAGCAAGCTAGCACCATTCTGCATAGCTGGCTGTATAAGCTGCTGGAGCTTCTGTATGTTCTCAAGATCTTTAGATGTATCACTTACGAATACATCCATATCCTCATAGTAGAACTTAGGAGTAATATCCAAGAATGCTCTTTCTCCATTATCAAAGATATACTGGAGCTTTTGTTTGCCAGTCTCTTCCCAAGCACCCTTAGCTGTATTAAGAAGCATATTAAGAACTCTTCGCTTGCACTGGTTATGAACCAAGAATAATGGCTCAGTAATATGCGAGCTCTGTACTACAGATCTTTCTACATTACCTACCATCTCTGATGTGCTTACAGCTCCTTCACGCTGCTATGTAATACCAGAGATCGTTCCAGCCAGTTCTTCTATCTTATCCATCAGCTGTATATATTCAGCTATGACGTTAGACATTGTAAGATCCAATGCTGTAATCTGATTGAACTGAGCAGGCTTACCACCCTCTCTTCCTGGGATATTCCAACCTTCTTCATATGGGTTAATAAAGTTAACACCAACACTAGACAAGTAATGCATCCATTTAGCTGGGCTAATATTCATAGACTTAGGAATCTATGTAATATCCATGTTTACAACCTTACCTTTATCTCTGGCGATAGCTAACTCAAGTCTGTACCATAATACAATATACATATACTACAATGGCTTAAGAATGCTAACCAATGATCTAGGCTTACTATTTGTGTTACTATAAATAGCACCACAATAAGGAAGCTTCTGGCTATTAGGATTATCGATACTTACA